CCTGCCCTGGCGGGTCTGGCTCATTCTCGGCGGCCGCGGCGCCGGCAAGACGCGCGCCGGCGCCGAATGGGTGAAGGGCCTCGCGCTGGGACGCCCGCAATTCTGCGCCCGCCCTGTCGCGCGCATCGCGCTTGTCGGCGAAACCGCCGCCGACGTGCGCGACGTGATGATCGAAGGGGTCTCCGGCCTCCTCGCCATTCACGGCCGACGGGAGCGGCCGCGCTGGGAGAGTTCGCGCCGCCGGCTGCTGTGGGACACGGGAGTCGTGGCGCAGGCCTTTTCCGCCGAGGATCCCGAAAGCCTTCGCGGACCGCAGTTTCACGCCGCCTGGTGCGACGAGCTCGCAAAATGGCGCTACGCCAGAGAGACCTGGGACATGCTGCAATTCGGCCTGCGACTGGGCGACTGGCCGCGCCAGCTCGTCACCACCACGCCCCGGCCCATCCCCTTGCTGAAGGAGCTGATCGCGCATCCGGCCACGGCGCTGACCCGCGCCCTGACGCGCGAGAACGCCGCCAATCTCGCGCCGTCCTTTCTGGAAAGCGTCGTCGCGCAATATGCCGGGACGCGGCTCGGCCGCCAGGAGCTCGACGGCGAGATCGTCGACGAACGCAAGGATGCGCTGTGGACCCGCGACATGGTGGAGGCGGCGCGCGTCGCCGATGCGCCGGCGATGGCGCGCCTCGTCGTCGCGGTCGATCCGCCCGCGACGTCCGGCAAGCGCGCCGACAGTTGCGGCATCGTCGCCGCCGGCATGGACGCGCAGGGCGTCGTGCATGTGCTCGCCGACGCAACCGAACAGGCGGCGCGGCCGGCGCAATGGGCGCGCGCGGCGATCGCGCTCTATCACAGGCTTTCCGCCGACGCGCTCGTCGCCGAGGTGAACCAGGGCGGCGAAATGGTGCGCGCGGTGCTGAACGAGGCCGACCCTTCGGCGCCCGTGACCATGGTGCGCGCGACGCGCGGCAAATATCTGCGCGCCGCGCCCGTCGCCCAGCTCTATGAGCAGGGCCGCGTCAAGCACGTCGGCGCCTTTCCGGCGCTGGAGGACGAAATGTGCGACTTCGGCCTCGAGGGACTCTCCAGCGGACGCTCGCCCGATCGCCTCGACGCGCTGGTGTGGGCGGTGACGGCGCTCGCCCTGGCGCCAAAGGCGCCCGAGCCGCGCATGCGCCGGGTCTAGCTGGTCGCCTTCCTTCGACGCCGCATCACACAGGAATAGCCATGACGTCGCTTTTCACGCGCCTCTTCGGCGCGGTCGCGCCCGCGCGCGACTCCAAAGCCTCCCGCGCCGCGAAGCTACTCGCCATGCAGTCCATCGGCCGGCCGCACTGGACCGCGCGCGACGCCGCGACGCTGACGCGCGAAGGCTATGAGCGCAACGCCGTCTCCCATCGCTGCGTGCGCATGGTGGCGGAAGCCGCCGCATCCGTGCCCTGGCTCGTCTACGAAGGGCGGGACGAGAGCCCGGACCATCCCTTGCTCGCGCTCGTCGAGCGGCCCAATCCCTTCGACACGAGCGTTTCCTTCATCGAGGCGATCTGCGCCAATCTGCTGCTTTACGGAAACGCCTATGTCGAGGCGGTTCTTCTCGACGGCGCGCTGCGCGAGCTCCATGCGCTGCGGCCGGATCGCATGAGCGTCGAGACGGGCCGCAACGGCTGGCCTTCGGCCTATGTCTATCGCGCCATGGGCAATGAGGCGCGCTATGAGATGCGCGGCGATGGCGTCGAGCCGATCCTGCATATCCGCCTTTTCAATCCGCTCGACGATCACTACGGCTTCGCGCCGCTCGCCGCCGCGCAAATGGCGATCGACACGCACAGCGCCGCAAGCTTCTGGAACAAGGCGCTGCTCGACAATTCCGCCCGCCCCTCCGGCGCGCTGGTCTATGCCGGCCCAGACGGCGCCCATCTCAGCGACGCGCAATTCACGCGGCTCAAGGAGGAGCTGGAGGAGAATTTCTCCGGCGCCGCGAACGCCGGGCGGCCGCTGCTGCTCGAAGGCGGGCTCGACTGGAAGGCGCTGTCGCTCTCGCCGAAAGACATGGATTTCGCAGAGTCGAAAGCGAGCGCCGCGCGCGAGATCGCGCTCGCCTTCGGCGTCCCGCCACTGCTGCTGGGTCTGCCGGGCGACAATACGTTCAACAATTATCAGGAGGCGAACCGCGCCTTCTGGCGCCAGACGGTCTTGCCGCTCGTCTCCCGTGTGCAGAAAAGTTTCCAGGCTTGGCTGCAACCGGGCTTCGGCGCCTTCCGCCTCGATTACGACGCCGACCGGCTGGAGGCGCTGGCGAGCGAACGCGCGACGGAATGGGCCCGCATCGGCGCCGCCGCCTTCCTCACGCTCGACGAGCAGCGAGAGGCGTTGGGCTACGGCCCGGCGCCGGATCGAACGCGCGACGACCGATCCTGAGCCCGGAGATAGAGGCCCCATGTCGGACATTCTCGACGCCATTCTTCAGCGCGGCGATCTCGCCCATCTCGCGCTGTTCCTCTGGGCCTGCGTCGCAACGGCGCAGGCCCATCTTGCGATGCGCGAACTCAGCGCGGCGACGCGACGGCTCGACGCCTTCGTGCGCGAACTGGCCCGGTTCAATCGAAAATGCGGGAGCGACCGATGACCTTGCGACTACGCCTGCCCTTCTTCAAGCGCGACCGCCGGCGCGCGCCGCGCCGCGCCGAAGACCCCGCCGAGGTCTTCCGCACATTCGTGCATGTGCTCGAGCGCATGCAGGCCTCGCGCGCCGCGCCTCTCGCGTCTTCGACGGCGCTGTCGGAGAAAAGCTGATGCTCTGGCGCGAAACCAAGCGCGCCGAGGCGCCGCTCGGCAGAACGAGCGAGGCCGGGATGATCGAGGGCTACGCCAGCCTCTTCGGCGTCGCGGACACGGGCGGCGACATCGTGATGGCGGGCGCCTTCGCCCGCTCTCTCGCCCGGCGCGGCGCGGCCGGCGTGAAAATGCTGTGGCAGCACAAGGCCGCCGAACCGATCGGCGTGTGGACGGCGCTTATGGAAGACGCGCGCGGACTGAAAGCCGTCGGGCGCCTCGATCTCGACGTGGCGCGCGCCCGCGAGGCGCTGTCGCTGATGAAAACGGGCGCGATCGACGGCCTCTCCATCGGCTTCCGCGCGCAGCGCGCCGACAGGGACAGAAAGAGCGGCCTTCGCCGGCTGCACGAAATCGACCTGTGGGAGATTTCCATCGTCACCTTTCCCATGCTGCCGGCCGCGCGAGTCGACAAGATCAAGCGACGCGCAGCCGTCGGCGCCGCGACAGGCGTCGCCCTCGCCCGCCTTCAGGCGCGCCAGGCGGCCTGGGACTTCCAGCGCAAGCTGCATCAGCTTCGCCGCGACTGAACCGCCAAACGCCTCTTTCCCTCACTGGAGACTCTCATGTCAGCAATCGAATTGAAATCCGCCGGCGACGACGCGCTCGCCGATCTCCACCGCGCTTTCTCCGCCTTCAAGGACGCCAATGACGAAAGGCTCACGCAAATCGAAACGCGCATGGGCGCCGACGTCGTCACGGAGGAAAAGCTTTCCCGCATCGACCAGGCGCTCGACGAGACCAAGAGACGCCTCGACCGGCTCGCGCTCGATCTGGCGCGTCCGCCCATCGGCGGCGTGGCCGCAGACGAAAGAAACGGACGCGAGCACAAGACGGCCTTCGATCTCTACATGCGTTCGGGCGAGGCCGCCGGGCTGAAGGCGCTCGAGGCCAAGGCGCTCTCGCGCGGCTCCGGGCCGGACGGCGGCTATCTCGTGCCCGTTCCGGCGGAGCGCGAGATTTTGCGGCGGCTCGCCAAACTCTCGCCGATCCGCGCCATCGCGAGCGTGCGGGAGATTTCGGCCCAGTCGTTGCGCCGCGCCTTCACGACGACGGGAGCGGCGGCCGGCTGGGTGGCCGAAGCCGATCCGCGACCGCAGACCGCCACTCAGCAGATCGCCGACATGAATTTCCCCGCCATGGAGCTTTACGCCATGCCGGCGGCGACGCAGACGCTGCTCGACGATGCGGTCGTCGACATCGAGCAATGGGTCGCGGATGAAGTCCAGGTCGCTTTCGCCGAGCAGGAGGGCGCCGCTTTCGTCAATGGCGACGGCGTGAACAAGCCGAAAGGTTTCCTCGCCTATACGACGGTCGCCGACACGAGCTGGAGCTGGGGCAATCTCGGCTATGTGACGACCGGCGTCTCCGGCGCATTCGCCGCGACCAATCCGTCCGACGCCCTGTTCAATCTCGTCTATTCGCTGCGGGCCGGCTACCGCCAGAACGGAAAATTCGTCATGGGCCGGCGCGCGCAGTCGCTCGTGCGGCAGTTCAAGACGACGACCGGCGAGTATCTCTGGGCGCCGCCGGTCACCGCCGACGGCTCCGCCTCGCTGATGAATTTTCCCGTCGTCGAGGCGGAAGACATGCCCGACCCGGCAGCGAACAGCCTCTCCGTCGCCTTCGGCGATTTCGAGCGTGGTTATGTCGTCGTCGACCGCGTCGGCATCCGCGTGCTGCGCGATCCCTATTCGGCGAAGCCCTATGTGCTCTTCTACACCACGAAACGCGTCGGCGGCGGGGTGCAGAATTTCGAGGCGATCAAGCTTTTGAAATTCGGCACGGCCTGACCACGCGAAGCCGACAACCGCGGCGAATTGCGCCGCGGTCCCCTCCCCCAATCTTCGAGGCGCCCGCATGAGGCCCATGTTGATCGGCGCCCCCGCGATCGAGCCCGTCTCGCTCGCGGAGGCGAAATCATGGCTGCGCGAGGATGGCGCAGACGAGGATCAGTTGATCCAGGCGCTGATCGTCTCCGCGCGCCTGACGGTCGAAGCCTATACGAGAAGGTTTCTCGTGACGCAGAGCTGGCGCGTGGCGCTCGACGCCTGGCCGGCGTCGGTCCATGAAGACGCGACCCTGTCGATTCCCTTCGCGCCCTTTCAGTCCGTGACAACGATCCGCGTCTTCGACGCGACTGGCGTCGCGACGGCGCTTTCGCCCGAAACCTATCGCGCGCCGCCGGGCGACGCAGGCGGGCGCGTGGCCTTCGTCGCCGATCCGCCCGCGCCGGGGCGCCGCCTCGACGGGATCGAGATCGACTTCGCCGTCGGTTACGGAACGAGCGCGGCGGACATTCCCCAGCCTCTGCGCCACGCGATCCTGTCGCTTGCGGCCCATTGGCGAGAGACTCGCGGCGACGCCGCCGAGGGGACATTGCCGAGGAGCTTCACGCAGCTTGCCGCGCCGTTCCGGCGGGAGCGCCTGCTGTGAGCCGCCCTGTCTCTATCAGCGCGCTTCGCCACCGCGTGACGATCGAGGCGGCCGTGGACTCGCCCGACGGAGCGGGCGGCTTCACCCGCGCCTATGCGCCGCTCGCGCAAGTGTGGGCGTGGGTCCGGCCGAAATCGGCGCGCGAGCAATTCGTCGAACAAAGGCTCGAGCAGGCGCGCACGCATCTGGTGGTCATTCGCTGGCGGGCCGATGTCGAGGCGCAGATGCGTTTCGATTTTCGGGGCCGCAGGCTTTTCGTCAGAAGCGTTGTCGACCCCGATGAAACGCGCCGCTTTCTTCACTGCGAATGCGAGGAAATTTCATGAGCGCT